ACAGTTACAAACTTAAAAGATTATGCAATATTTGTTCGCAATAATACTGGAGCAGTGCAAAAGATTTTTGAATTTTAGTTCTATAAATATGTAACAGGTGTAACCTCTTACGATGAAAATGCAACTATTGAAAGAATTGATCCAGGTGAAATTTCTTTATCATCGCTCGCAACAGAAGTATATAAATATTATTATCCAATTAAAAAAGGGACAGCTACTGATATAAAATATCTTTACGTTGGGGACACAGAATCACCAAATTATACGCCATAGTATAATAATTATGAAAAGAATGGTACAATTAGTGTAAAAGAATCCAATCGTTTTAATTTATTATAGACTATAGCAGAAACTTTTTAGGCGTGGGTTCATTTCAAAATTGATCACGAAGAAAACGGTGCAATTAAAATTGAAGATGGCAAGCCGCAAAAATTTGTATACTTTACGGAAGAGATAGGTGAAGAAACTGGACTAACTTTTGAATATGGTATAGATTTAAAAACTATATCTCGTGAGGTTACTTCTGATAGCTTAGTTACAAAGACTTTAGTACTACCTAATAGTAATGAATTTGCTGAAAATGGTTTTTGTTCTATCGCGCGCAGTCCCGAAAATTATACAAAAGAAAACTTTATTTTAAACTTTGATTATTATATTTAGTAGGGTTTATTAGATGAAGATACTTTGCTTAATGATTTATATGGTATAAATGATAATTCTATTGGATATTATTATTATTTATAGCAATATAATAATAGCTATGATGAAAATACTAAAATTATTTCATAGAATTAGTTAGATTTGTTAGATATTTAGGCAAAAAAAGAAAGTTATGAAACCTATATAAGAGCTATATAGAGCGAAATTATAGAAGTATAGAATAGTTTACTTGCTATTGCTGGTTAGACTAATTATAATAGTTAGGCTATGACAAAATTTTTAAACGATAATAAAGATAAACCAGAAGTAGCAGCAAAATTAAGTTCTTTAACTCGTCTTAAATCAAAATTAACTAGTTATTAGAATTCTTATACGATAGCAGAAAGTAGGGTTGCAACATTAGAACATGATATTGAAACATTAACCAGCAATCAATAGCAAAAATTACTTGATGCCAAAGCAAAACATCAAGAGTTTAATAATAAATATGGTTAGTATATTATGGAAGGCACTTGGATTAATGAAGATTATATTGATGATACCAAGTATTATCTTGATGCATTAGAAGTGGCTTATACTTCTAGTAGACCAAGTTTATCATATACAATTAATGTATTAAGACTTAGCGAACTAGAAAAATTCTCATCTAAAATCTTTCATCTTGGAGATATATGCTATATTTAGGATACAGAGTTTTTTGGCTATCTGCCTGATAGAATTACTCCTTATAAAGAAAAGATTTTAATAAATAAAATTAGTTATTTCTTTGATGAACCTTCTAAAGATGTTATAACAGTATAGAATTATAAAACAAAATTCGATGATTTGTTCCAACGTATTGCCGCGGCCACCCAAAGTCTTACTTTTGCATAGGGTTCATATAATCGCGCAGCTAGCACATTAAACAGTGATGGAACCATCAAGTCAGCAATACTTTAGAAAACTATTGATTAGAGTACAAATTTAATTTTAAATAGTACAAATCAAAGTGTATCATGGGATAACACTGGTATTACAGTTATTGATAATCTTAATGCAGCCAATTAGACTAAGATTATTGCTGGTGGTTTATTTATTACAGATGATGGCGGAGCCACATGGAAAAATGCTATTAGCGGTAATGGTATTTCTGCTAATTTATTAACAGCTGGGCGCATTAATACGGATCAAATTTATATTTATAATGACGATAAGCCAACTTTTCTTTGGGATAAAAATGGTTTAACTGCTTATAAAATATCTAATAATGAAATATCATCTGGATAGTTCGTAAGATTTGATCAATATGGTTTATATGGGTATAAGAATGACGAAGAAGATTTTAGTATATCAGAAGGATAGACTCCGTTTGATAATCCATATGTTAATTTTTCTTTAGGATGGGATGGATTGCGATTACGTTCTGTAAGAGACGTAACAGATCCGTAGTCAGGTGTGATTGTTGACGAAGATACTGGTGAGGAAATTCCTTTACCTCCAAAAACCTATCATGGTGAATTAATTATTGATTAGGCGGAATGTGCTATTATTATTAAATCTGAAGATTAGGAAAGAATACGTATAGGCTAGTTAGATAATGGTAAAACTTTTGGTTTAGTTATTTATGATGAAAATCATGATGTTGTATTTAGTACTGCTACAGCTGATACATCAGTAGTAACTACAGTAGACGGTGAGCAGAAACAAACAAGTATAAGTAATGGTACTACTCTAAGTGGTTTTAAAGTTTTTAGTGGTAGCCTTACTGCACTCGATGGTAGTTGGAGTCTTTCTAATAATGGATATAACGGTTAGGTATATACTTTCTCAGAAGATGAAACGTTAAGTGAATATGAAGGATAAAAGCACAAGCATAAAGCTTGTGCTTTTAACTTTTTATTATTGGTAATAATTTTTCAAGTAAGTCTATCCTAAGTTTTGGATCGTTTAGTTTTATCAATTCAATTTTAGGCAAATCTAAATCTACTTTAATATCCATTAACTAATCAAATTCTTTTGCAAGATTCTACATATCTGTATTAGTAAATGTATCATCATTGGGATTTTTATACTGTTTCATTAAGTCTTGTCGAGTCAGCATTATTGCTTTATAATGTGGCTCAAGCAATACCTTAATTCTTACTAAAGTATAATTTGTTTCTATATCTAGCTATAATCCTAAAGTATATATTTCTGCTATCCCTTCATATAGCTAAATAATTTCTCTATTAGTCACCTATCATCCCTCTCCCTCCCAATCGACAATTTCAACTTTTGGGGTCTAAATATCACTATAATATTTTCCAATTCCAATAGCATCACATTCGTCTTCAGTAGGCATTATACCATACCACTATTTTACAAGTAGTTGCATACTTCTTTTTTTGTCCACTCGTGATTTTCCGCGGACGCCGCAATGAAGACGCCAAGTATTTGTATTGACCACTTTATATGATTTTTTCTCTTCATAACAAGTAACCATTAAAATACCTTGAAGGCGCGCGAGCGTCTCAAACGTTGTAACACCCGCGGCCGCCTAGTACTGAATACCTTCAAGTCCAATAAAATCAATCTAATACTATTCAATTAATGATATAAGCCATTGTTTGACCTGTGCGCAGCGTTCAATATCATTTTCTCCAGTTGCCTCAAAAGTGCCATAATCTATAAGTTCTTTATTACTAAAAACTGCATATCCACTTATATGAGTGGCCTAATCCAGTGCGAGTATACGATACTCGCCTTTTTTCTTTTTAGTGTTATGAAACTCTTTCGTTTTAAGGCTCGCGCGCATACAAATTGGACAAATCCGAGTTTCTCTAAATTTCTTCCAAGGGCCAATTACAGTATGGCCCTTGTCACATCGAAATTCTAAATTCGTATCTAAATTTTTATAAGTTTCGCTTACAAGCGTCCATTTATCAGACTGGAGCGTCTATTTAATATCTTCAATATTGAGTCGTGCCATTTTAAGTTTTATTTTGTTCCTGTCGAACCGAATCCTTGACCGTGGTCTTTATCAAAGCTTCCAAGACTTGCTACAGGCAGCCAATTCACGATTGGGACTTCCACAAGACGCATTTGCGCGAATCGTTCGCCTTTTTCAATGATAAAACTAGAGCCATAAAGCGGCACAACGTCAAACTGATTGTCGTCTGAAACTTTACCGAATTGTACGTCTTTTATTGGTGGATCAATATTTTCAACTATAACTCCAATTTCCTCATGGTAATCACTGTCAATTAAACCGGGCGTATTAGTGATACGTAGCTTAGTTTTACGACTAAGACCAGAACGAGGTTGAATTAAAAGGGCATAGCCAATAGGAATATTTACTTTTAAACCAGTAGGAATAACAACAGTTTCTCCAGGATTAATCGTATAATCTTCAGTAGCATAAATATCCATCGCGGCCGAACCATCGGTTGCATAAGTAGGCAATTTAGCATCTGCACGACATAGTTCAATTGGTATTTGAAGAATACGATGTGGAACATCTGTGGTGCTATTCATAGAATTAATAAAGCTAGCAAATAGATATTTAAGGAAGTCTTTTTTTGTATCTGTTAAAGTGATGTCTTCAGGCATCATTTGATCTATTGCTTCTGTAAGCAGGTCAAAATTGTTAGAAAAGTCTTCTACCTTAACGCCTTTTTCATTCATCATTTGTACCAAAGCAATATGAGCTTCGGTATCATGAAAAGCCTGCTCAATACTGCCCATGAGAACAGGTTTAATAATTTCAAAAGATTCATCTGACATTGCCATTAGGGCGCCAAGTATTGCAATACCATCTGTATCTTCATCAGTCTCAAATACTCCATCTAATGTAGAAAAGATTTGATTTAAAATGTCTAGTTCCATAATTATCTCCTTTTACTCATAATATTTGGCATATTGATTATCAGATGCCAATGTTACTCCAAGAATATCATCATATCGACTGGCCGCGTTTGGAATATAACGACCAAACTTTATAATGATATTGCCAAATGATACCACTTTAGGTATTTCTTTTTCTAACTCATCTTCTGTATAGCCAGTATAGATGATTATTACATCTTTTGAACGTCTACGAAAACGGTCTATAAAAGGATAAAGTTCGTCTAAACTGTCAAAAGGTTCAAGACCGCCGCAGACCACAGCGTGTGTTAGAGGATTGGCTTCATATATATTTAAAATATCATATATATCTACGCTTAATATTGGTTCTTTTATTAATTGACTATTTTGACAAATCTTAGTGCCAAAATCTGCATCACATTTAAAATTACAATACGGGAACGCTATAAAGAGAGCTGGCTCTTTGTAATTTACAATATCATAATCATTCAATCCGCGAATCTGCATTTACATCCATCCACTTTCTCATTTTAAATTCTGCTTTGCGCTCTTTTGAATAAGTTTTAATTGGTGTATAAAAACCAACAATTCGAGTATATTCTGTCTCTACTGGTTCACCGCATATTGGACAAGTTTTACCATAAAAAGCGTGATTATGCTTGCAGGCTTGAATTTTAGTATTAAATGCAAAATAGGTTACGCCTTGGTCAGAAATGTAATTTAACATATCCCAAGCCTGTTCAAACGAATTAAACGGAGCTTCAATATTTACATGGAGAATAGAACCACCATTACAATATTTATCAAATAAAGAAGCAATTCTAACTCGTTCTGTAAGAGTGGTTTGAATTCCAAGAGGAATAAACTGGTTGCCGTAAAGTGGTAAGTCATCTACCACACTTTCTACATATAGCAGTTTATCTTTCTTCATTAATTTTGCGGCCGCGCTTTCTCCGGGAATTTGTTCTGTGTTTACCATATAATCTTTATCTATACAGAATACATCTTTGACGTTGCGAATAGTATCAAAAATCTTTTTGCCAAAGGCTGCAGCTTCGGGCTTGTAAAAAGTGTTACCAAGCGAATCTTGTTCTGTATAGCCAAAAGATTTCATTGTTTCATAAATACCAATAAATCCAATTGTATTATATAAATGTTCAAAATCAACCATCCCAAGTGTAAAGTTTTTAAGAAGCCCTTTTTCTACATTTCGAGAAATAATATGGCGTACGCAATCCAAAACTTCAAGGTCAAGTTGAACCATATCACGAAGTGCAGTTAAATAACTTTGCTCTGTGGTATTTTCCAGGGCCAAGCGCGCGAGGTTGATGGTTGAAACTTTAACTGAACCTACTTTGAGGGCGGTGCCACCAATAGAATTAAAGTACCCAAGGTCTTCAATATTTGACTTTAAACGGCAGCAATTACTTAAACTATTGACGCTATCATCTATAAAAATATTGGAATCATTCCATTTCATGTTATGGCGCACAGCCCATTCTGCAAATTCTTTATCTTGGAATTCACCATTTTGTTTAAGAAGAGAAATTGTGGATACAGGAAAAGTCATCATATTATGTGACCTAATTTCACTCATACTTTCTAAATAAATCTTTTGGAAATCCATTATTTCTTCTATTTCATCAACCATTAGTTCCCCGTCGGGGAAAACAGCACCGCCGAAAAGAGCCATAAGATAAACTCTATCAAAAGCACTTGTATTAGTAAAAGCAGACTGAATACCGCCACGTAGGAAAGGCTGATTAAGAGCGTATATAAGACGTTGTATGTGTTGCTCTGCGTATTTTCTTGGAGTGACAGTAAAATACCCATCACGCACGTCCCTACTCCAGAAATAATACATATAGGGAATAAGATTTGGAAGGCCAACTGCGCCACTTGAGCGATTGCATGCATAACTTACAAACTCCTTGACAAAGTCGATAAAAGTACCTAAATGCTTCGGCGGCTCTGCATTGAAGTTTTCAATAAAATACAAACCTTTTTCCGCAAGGTCTTTTAGGTCATAAGCAAAACAATAATGAACAAAACTGGTGGTATTAGCATCGTGCATATACAAATGGCCATTCCATTCGTTTTCAAGCCATTCGTTTGCGCGCTTAAAACCGTATCGCTTATTCATCTCGTGATAAATCTTATTAAAGGCCAAAAGTTTTTGATGCGGCTTAGGCATCTCATTCATCAAAGTCACTATATCTTTATGGCCTACATTTGCATTGCCATCAATAGAGGCATCTGCAACCGTATCTTTATCAACAAAAGCGTCAATAAAATCAGTATATGAAAGCTGTCCATCGGAGAAACCATTGATGGCCGCCATTTCTTCACCGTATTTTTCTTGCATACGGTTATATTGAGTTGTAAAATTTTTACTTAAACGAATATTTATATTCATGGCTGCGCGTTCACCCACTTAATTGCATTTGCAAAAGGCAAATAGGTTTCATCGTCTATTTTAAGCATCGGCGCGGCCTTAAAGTCGAGCTTTCTCATTTCTTCTTGATTGTCACAAATTTCGTACTCAATATTTTTCTTATTGAGTTTCATTTCTAATGCTTTACATTGAGGGCAATGAGTGCTATAAAGAATAATCATTCAGCTTCCTCCTCAGAAAGGTCACAATAAATGCAAAGGCCATTCTCAAACTTGTGCTGACAGCGAGCTTGAAGTTCACCTTTTTCGCGCGCAAGTTGCTTAATTTTATCTGTAAGTACAAATTGATTGATTATATCAAAGATTTCATCATTAATTTCATTAATCCTCTGACGGGTTTCTTGTCCATCCATATTCTAATTTTCCTCCATTCAAAATTACACCAGGCGCGCTATAGAATTTTTCAAATACATCATAATTATGTTCACGTATGTATTGAAATGATTCACGCATTTGTTCTTTTGTTACTGTTAAATGCTACCAAGGAAAAGGTTCAATATATGCGACCTTACTTGAAGAGCAGTATCCGTACAAGGTGCGGCCGCCTGGTTTTGGTAAATCTTCAATAAAAGTTTTTCCATACCAGCAATTGATAAGCTTCATAAGATTTAATAATGCTGGAGTTTGGAAAAAATCTTCATCAATATTAAGTAAAATTTTTGTTTTATATTTACGTAAAAATAAAGCTTGTTTATAAATTTGTGGTAAGACGTTTATCACGAAATCATCTTCATTCTAACATTTATATGTAAAGTTATATATGGTTTGACGTAGACTCATGGATGAATCTTCAAGAAGTTCAATAAGCTATTCATCTGTAAGTAAACCGTTATATTGAAGATAAAAGCAATTACCCATTGGATAAATATTTAACCATTTTTTAAGGTCTTCAAAGGTATAGACATTAATAGGATATTTATTACCAATGTGGTACATAAGCCCGCGCGGTCTAGCAGTCATTATATCATAGACCATATCATAGCTATTCGGTATGGCGGCCAAGTCATAGTCATGTAGAATTACACACGGATGGCGCGGCCGCAGTCGCTCGTATGGAAAAGGAAGTATTGTTTGTCCATTTAGTGACAATCTAAAGTGAGTTGCAGTTAATAATGTCTTTATTTGCTATGCTTCCTTTTTTGTATCTCCATAATAACTGGTATAACGTCGATATATTTCAAAATCTGGCTCTATAAGTTCTGCTTCCTATGGAAGCGTGTGATATGTCTACGAAAAGGCACGCCCGCCATATATAACATTTGATTTTAATATGTCTGTATTATATATACCATCATCATATTCTTTACGGAAATATGCAGTAGTATACCGTTCTGGCTCAAAATTGCTATGAAAAACAGTTACGTTTCGTTTCTTTTTAAGGTAGGCCGCGAGTTTAGCACATTCAAGATTGGGAATTACTCCAGGGTAATGGAAGTAGTCGTAGTCATAAACTAAAGCTACTCCCATTACGCCACCTCTACTCGTTCATGCTTAATTATAAGTCGCGCGCCGTCAACTCCAACAATTTGTTCTACTTTGTGATATGGAGTCCGGCTATATGTCTTTGCAATAAAATCATCATCTTCTCGAATACCAGTAATAATGATTTTGTTGCCGCGAGTAAACATAGATTTTTCTATAATGTGCTTTTTCCCGTCGGCGCCTCGTTCAGAGATTTGTTTGTCATATTGCTCAAATACGCCGCCATAGATTTTTACATTTACTACTCCCGTAGTTGTAAGAATTGTAACTGTTTTCTTTGCTTTATTACGGTCGAGGACTGTACCAGCAATACGCCGCAAAGTAAAGATTGGAACTTGTTTTCCTTTAATGGGAATAACACGTTCAACCTCTGGCGTAGTGCTCAAATCAAAGAAATCATCAATTTGATACATACTTAAATCAATATTAGCAAGTTCGTGCGGATGGGAATAAAACGACACAGAATCCATTTCCCATTTACTAATTGTGCCCGTGCAATATTTATTCCATACATCTTCAGTGAGACGATTATTCACAGCAGTTAAAAGTTCTGCATTATTTTTCTTTACAAAAGGACGAATAATATCCATTTGCTTTTGATAGATATTATCCCATGTAGATTGTTTAATTTTGAAACCGCTTTCAGTTTCGTCAGTTTGGGTTAACATATCTATATCAAAATTTTTCTCTATAAAATTCATAGCGATATTATCTATACCATAATATGTACTATCTAATTTCATTTTCTTTAAATATTTATTAAAATTGAAGACACGACGCTGCATATCGTATTCATCCGGAATTAATCCAAAGTCGATTAACATACGCATATTTTGTAGAGTGATGCGCTTTTTAGTATCGCTTATCATATCTACATATTGATGCATTATGTCGGTCCGCGCGCCGAAGCCATCAAAAGCACCGGATTTAATGAGATTTATCATCTGTACTTTATTAACTTTTACTCGCGCAAGGAAATCAGATATGGATGTATATGGACGATTTGCGATTATAAGTTTTACTAAGTCTTCTCCAATACGTGAAATACCACTTATACCATAACGAATTATATTAGCGTCCATATCAGGAGAGAATGTAAAGGTTGATTTATTGATATCTGGTGGCTCAACCGTAATGCCGCTCATACGCATTTTACCAATTGCAGTTGCTATTTTTCCATAGTTTGTTGCGGCCACTCGTTTCTTTTTCTTGCCGTCTTTCATTACAAGAACTTCTGCGGGATAACCATCACAATCCTCTTCATCATAGGAATCTTCTACATCCTCTTCATTATCATCCTCAGCAAACTCTTCCATCTCATTAGAATAGGTTTCTTCGGTTGGGTCGAGATTAATATCCTCTTCTTCCTCTTCTTGCTCGTTGCCGCCTGCATCTGTAATCAAACAAGCACAGTTCCAAAAGATAATGGGATATTTATAAGCAAGATTCATTTCTTGAAGAGCGATTAAACTATACGCAAGAGTATGAGATTGGTTCTTTACCACACTTAGTTTCCTAAGCCAGTTAGACTGTTGTGGTCTGGACTATACCATCATCCTTATCTAATAAGGCGTCGTTATTATAGTCTCTGAACGTCTTTCTCAAATTATTATACTTTCTATTCATTCCAAATGGTTTATTATAAACTAAAGCAATAATTTGAGAAATTTCGCTGCGGATTATCTAATCTTTAATAATTTTACCTTACCCGTACTTTTTCTGTGCGGCCACCATATACGTTGCCGTTATAGTTTGGTTATTAAAGCTCTAAAGAACTTCCCGCAATTTAAACGATTTTTTACTATATGTTGCCATATAGGGATTCAATTAAATTCTAAATCCATAACCTTTACTCATAGCAATCAAAACGTCCCATACATAATGTGCAAATTTAGCATTTATACCTTTCTCTGCGGTTACACGATAAAACTCCTTTGTAAGTGCGTCGTAGTCTTTAGGGTTCTTTTTTGCTATTGACTTACGGAGCTTGTCTGCCCATGTCAGTCCAAAACCGCCGAGTTCGGGAAGCTGAACAAGTTCCATGAATTGTTCCTGTGCGATACAAAGACCATAAGACATACCGAGAACTGGTTCCAGGATTTTTTGCTCTTGCGCGCCCAGCCCATATTTTTCGATTTCACGACTCCACGCATCGGGATTTGCTTTGAAGCGCGCGAGCTTGTTGGTTGGCATTTCTCCACCTTTTTCTTGAGCCATAAGACGAATTGTAGAGTTAAGAATTGCCAAGTCGTCAACGGATGTAGGCTTCAGAGTGGCTATGCCGTTAATACCGGATTGCTTTTCCATTTGGAATAGGGATTGAATCTCATGATTCCAAACCATTTCCCACATCTTTGGGTCATCACGTTCTATATTATAAATACCAATTATATTCTCATAAGTGGCTTTAAGAGAAGGTTCGCGCTCAACTAAACCTGCATCACAAAGCAAATCAATGCAATTATGAATCTTATCCATCGCTTCGACAGAAAGTGCATCATATTTAATGAGTGATACAGCTTCAGAGTCATGTAATTCAAACTGCGTGCAGATTGTACCATCGGGCGCGCGCATGAGAGCAGTAGATTCAGTAAAAGGTTCATCAACAAAGATTACACCGCCGGCATGAATACCAGAGCCGCAAATCAACCCCTCAATTTTTTGGGCAACATTCCACAATTCAGAGTAGTTATTCATTTCAACGATGAATTGCTTTATGGGTGGATAATCATTTTCTTCATCACCGTTATAACACTGGGATAAAGTACGAAGCATACCGCGGTCAGCGGGAATAAGACTTGCAATATATTGAGCAATATCTACATCAATTCCCAGACCGCGCGCAGCGGTCAAAATCGCAGATTTTGACTTTTCGGTTCGAAAGGTTGCGACATTGGCAACTCTATCTTCACCATAATATTTACGGAAAGCACTTAATACCTGAGCACGGCGGCCGCCCTCAATGTCAAAGTCAACATCAAGAACAGAGACACGCTCCGGATTTAGGAAACGCCAACGGAATGTACGTGTGTTTTCTCTTAATGGATTGATTTGAGTAATATCCAAACAATATAGAAGAATAAAACCCACTCCAGAACCTCTACCACAACCGACAAGACTACCAGCCTCCCAGCAAATGTCAATAATATTTTGAAGATTTAAATAATATGCACTCCAGCGCGCCTTATTGACTTCTGATGATATCCATGTGTCTTCGAGACACGCATTTATTTCATCATATGCTTCTTTTGTATTAAGGTCAAAATGTCTATAAATACCATCAATAACCGCATTTACAAGATATTTGTCTGCTGCGTATTCGGATTCATAAAATGTTTTAAGCATAGGAATACGCTTAAACCACATAGGATATTCAGTATAGTAACTAAGAACGGGCTTCCATTTTAATGTAGGAATATTGAGTGGCCGCAAGAGACTATAGTCTTGAATACTATCTTTAATCTTTAAGATATTTTGATATGCAACTTGAATTTGCTCTTCTGTCATATACTTAAAGAAAGATTCAAGTTCTTCTGTCCCCATCATATAGGTAGTCGCATAGAATTCATCTACTTCGCGCTCGCCATTCTGTGCATTAAGATACGCCTTATGAACTACTCTATCTTCTTTCTTTAAATAGTGGGAGTCAGTTGTAATAATATAAGGAACATCATATGTTTTAGAATAATCAAGAAGTCTTTTATTTACAATAATTTGTTCACTATTTTTTGAAGGCTGCATTTCAAGATAGAAATTCCCTTCGCCAAAAAGATTCTTTAATTGAGTAATCCAAGTACCAAGTTTTGCTTCTGATGTACCTTTGAGGATTTGCGTTGGAAGCGCGCCGCCAAGGCAAGCAGTAGAGCCAATTACATGACCAGGGTCAGCACCGATAATCTCAAATAAGTCATTGTAGTATGTAGGAACTCGCCGCATACCACGAGCCATGTAACTGCGCATCCATGCTCGCGTTGAAATTTCTCGAATCTGCCGCGCGCCTACTGCGTCCTTTGCCAATAGAATAAAGTGATAATATCTATCTACTTCTCTATTATAGTTTTGTGCGTTTAAACCGTTTCTACAAAGATAAATCTCATTTCCAAGAATTACTTTAAGGTCTGGATACTTCTCTTTAAGTTTTTTAGCTGCATTTTCAGCCTTAACCCATCCACTAATACTTTCATGGTCAGTTAAGGCTACTACTTTGTGTCCAAGTTCTCCTGCGTAATTAAATAATTCATCTATTTTGTTGATGCAGTCACGTAGACGAATATTTGACGCTAAGAATAATCGCTATGGTTATGGAGCGATCCTGGATAACTAAGTCGATTATTCATTAACATCACCACCTTTCATGATTTCTTCAATAAAATAATTACTATGAGTATTTGTTTCTTTCTTAAAATTATTCCACTCTTCCATGGTCATGTCTCGTTTGTTTAAATTTTCAAAAAGAGTTAGAAATTGTAAATTATTTAATTCGTTTGTTCCCCCACGTGATTTTGGCATGATATGATCTATTGAAGGTTTTGCTAAATCATAGAAGGTCGAACTATGCAGTTGTTTTTGCCAGAAATCATAGAGTTGATTAAATTGTAACTAATAATAAAAATACTCAATATAATCGGTATATTTGTTTATATCAATATTAGTCAAATTAATTGTCCGTGTAATACTTCTATGAATAAATAAAAATTTATCGAAATCATCAAAAGAGCATAGGTATTCTTCCGTTAGAGTTTTTACACCATTTGTTGCCAAAAAAGCATCAATTTTCCGCAGACAGCCACAAGATTTAGTATGCCTTGCACAAGTTAATAATCTCTATTCAACTTGAGTTATGTTTCCACAATCACACTAACAATACCATTCTTTCCTTCTTCCGGCATTTCTTCTTTTGTCTACAGGAACTAGAGAGAGCACGGTTAATCTTCCTATTCTCTAATTAGTTAAATCTTTTCCCTACATATTAATTCACAAAAGACCCAGAGTCAATAATAACTCCATTTTCTTCTAGTACAAATCTAATATTTTTAGTATTATTTTTAAAACTATACTCCATTATAAGTTCATCATAATGGTCGTAAGCTTCATTTATATCATCAGTTTCAAAAGAATTTAATGTTAATAGATTTGGTGAATATACTTTATACCTCATTCAATCACGCTCCTTTTCCTATTTTCTATAATAATTATACCATAAATTCAAACAAAAGTCAATTTTAATGTAGGCCGGTTAACCATTTAATCCATATAATTCCTACTATTAAAACTAAAATCCAAAACATAGCATATCCTTTCAGAATGTAAGTAAATCATCTATTACTTCATAGTTCTCAATAAATATCTGCGGTGTTATATTTCCCATCCATTCATTTAGATTCGCTCTACCTACAATATTCATTTTTATCTCATTACACTTCTCTAATTGTTTTATCATTTCAGTTGCGTGGAATTTCATATATGCCATTCCATTAACTGTTATTTTTACTGTGTCTTTATTCGCGCCCATGATACGAATGTCATCAGCTTGAACATATATATTTTTAACACAAATAAGTGGTTCTGGATTGCCTTGACCCCAAATCTCTGGATTCGAAGCAAGCTCATATACTAATTGAATCAAATCTGAGCTATCTCCACTTCTTTCAAAGTTTACATCATACGCACCGATATTAAAGTCAATATTACTTAAAGCTTGGTTTGCATATTTGTGGAAGGCGCGCAAGTTAGAGTCGAGGATTGAAGCACCAGCCGCATTGGCATGGCCCTGAACATATTCAAAATATCCACTTTCATTAAGAAATGATTTGAGGTCAGTAAGTTCACAGTCTGATACATTTCGTATTGACCCTCGGTCGTATCCTTCTGCGTTAAGACGCGCAACAATTGTTGGACGTTTAAAACGCGCGGCCAGCTTCATAGCAATAAGACCATTTATTTCCGGTGGGAAATCATCATCTTCATCTAATCTCACAAAAAGAATTTTATTATCCAAAAGGTCATGTTTGTAAATTTTTTGTTCGAGTTTATCAACCATTTGGTCTGTAATACGGCCTTGTTTGGATTTTGCATTAGTACATTCTCTAAGTGATTCGATTGCAACTTCTTCAAGAGTGCCTGCCGCGCCACGTTTGTTGCATGGGACTTTACGATGACCGTCAACTAGCCCCAGGAATAGACGTTCTTTTTCTTCCATTGTACCTACACGAATGAGTGCATTCATCATAGGAACTATATAGAAGGCAACAGTTGTTGGATTTACTTCGCCGCCCATTGAGTATGATTGCTTTTCGATTGCACTTCGGAAGAAATAATTACTAACATTCTCAAACCCATTCTTCATTATATAACGATTTTCAAGATTTAAAACTGAACCCATATCACCACACACACCCAGGGCCGCGAGGTCAATTAAAGTTTTTGCAAATAACCTATAAGCTAAATTCTGCTCAGCATGACATCTACAGAATTGCCAGGTGACTCCTGCGCCAGTAAGGTCTTTATTGGAATAGTTAGGTGATAGCTGGTTATTGATAATACAAGCATATTGACTTATGGCTTGTCCTTCATCTATTTCATGATGATCAAGGATTAGGAACTTTGTACCTCGCGCGCCGATGCCTTCGTGAAAGTCAAAATCATTACTTGAACTATCTGGTAGTATAATTAAATCATAAACTATATCTCCGCTTATAAGTTTTTCATAATGGTCTTGAAGTCCATGTTCTTTATGCTCGTGTAATACAAAATTTATATATTGCCCCGGCGCGATATATGTTATGTAATTATATATAATCGCAGCAGAGGTATAACCATCAACATCACTATCAACTACTATTAAAATAGTTGAGTTTTCTTTCTGTAAAGTTTCTTGTAATAAATTAATTCCTTTCTCTATATTAGTTAAATCATGTGGGTCATTTAGCGCGGTTGTGGGTGGATTTAGATAGAGCTCTAAATCTTTTATGCCGCGCGCAGCAAGTAAGTTTTTGAGATAGTCTTGCTGCCAATTTTCATTTATTAAATTTATTTTCATCTTTTCTCCATTTATCCATAATAACCACCATCTGGAGGGTCTCGTTTGTATTCACTACAATTTCCATCTATATCTATATTAGAGCAAGTATTTTCATAAGCACATTTATGACAACGACTTACTGCTGGTCTAGATTTTATTTGTTGGCATTTCAAATTATATAAAATATTTATTGCTTCTTCATAACTAGAACATATACAATGTTTACGTTCCATATTATAATCTATAATTATTTCTATTTTCATACACGTACCCTTTTCCATAAAAGTTGTTTGAAGACTTCTTCTCCGTGGTCACTTGGACTATCTTTTAGTCGAAGTAATCTTTCTCTATCATATATAAAACTAAAGTTGCAATACATATTATACTTTTGGCACAAAGTATAAAGGTGATTAAAATAAGTATCATCTTTTGGTTCTTCTTCACTGTCAAAACATATTACAATTTCTTGGGGATGACATTCACGTATTAGAATATCCAGTGCATATTTATTTAATTTTGAACCGCACACAGCGGCCGCGCAGTTTAACATCTGAAAAGACTCAAATTGAAGAACTGATTTTTCCGCTTCAAAAAGATATGCAATTCCACTTCGTTTAATATTTTCTTTTGTGATATTAAGTCCATATAGATTAAGACTTAGTGGGTGACTATACCATTTGTCTTCTATTTGAACTGGCATATACTTTCCTACATTTTCAATCTCCCATGGATTCAGCGCGCGGCCTCTAATTCCAATCAAACGACCATTTACGTCATAATGGGGGATTATAATTTTATTTTGCGAAGGAGAATATTTAATATTAAATTTGTCCATGGCCGCGCGCGAGATGCCATCATTAAGCCATTCGATTGGATAGTACTTTACGAATACATCTAAGATTCCTTCGGGATAAGCCGGAAGCTCTCTTCTAATTTTCTTTTGACTATAATCGTCTTGGATACTTTTATACTTGTTTGCGTCTTCAGCATTAAACGAGATATTAGAACAGTCAAGAATTACTCGAAGTATATCATTATACCAGTCATATTCATAATTGCGTGTTTCATAAAACCGCTTTAAGAATGAAAAGATTGACATCGCGCCATCTTCGGTATAGCATTGAAAGATATGAGTATTCTTATAATAATAAAGTTTCCAAGAAGCATCATCAATATCTGCATGATGGCACACAGTTGGCATTATGATATAGCTTCCCTTTTCTTCAAAAGGAATTTGAAGCTTATCAAGTAATGCTTTTACTTTATTGTCATCAAGTTGTTCAATTATTTCTTCGTAATTCATTGAATCTTCTCTATCTCTTTTAATTCTTCTTGCCAGTTGTTGCTTTCCCAATCAATCTCATATATAAAATGTTTCTCATACTGGTCAATAACTTCCATTCGTGAATCCGTCATATACAAATCTTTCTTTCGTAGATTACCAAGGTCTACATAGCTCCAAATGCGAACTTGCGACCATTCGCCACTACGAACTTTATAAATATCAGTTACAATATTTGGAATTTCGCGGCCCAGCCCCACAAAGAAGTCTTGTTCTTCTTTAGTTGGACGTGCCATAACCATACCAACATCTGCTTTATTAATGACTGCGCGCGAACCAGCAATTGAGGATTCATTTCGGATTGTCGTATTAGAATCTGCATTTGCATTTACCTGCGTTGAGGTAAACATACACACATTCAACTCTACAGCTATATCTTTAAGTGCAGTTGAGAACATTAAGAGGATTTCGTCGTTTCTTAAACTTACGCCTCTAAATTCACTCAAAAGACTTGGAGATATAAAGATATAGTCGTAAAATACGTATTCAATATCATGAAGTAATACTTGTTCTCTTACAATGTTCTTTACTAAGTCAATACGAGGGTTTGGCATTTGCACAATAAAGAAATTATCTTGATATTCTTTCATTATCCATAGAGCCTGTTTAATGATTTGAACTTCTTTATCTGTAAAATTACCATAACGAAATTTAGACTCATTAAAACCAGTAAGATACGCCAAAATCATTTTCTGAATTTCAGGAATCGTTTGCTCTGTTGCAATAAACAAAACTTTTTTACCTGAGCCGCAAATAATCCACTCTTTCTTAAAGTGGTCATATCTAAAAGGATAAGCAATTAGACACGCATCACCAACAGCTTGACGAGTTTTACCTGTACCGCTACCAGCGCTTCGAATTACCAATGTACCCAACCGCGCGCCGGCCATGACTTCATTTAGAATATCACCTTGAACCGGGACTCCAATGTCAGAGCCTTGGACGGCCGCGTCAATAATATTTTGAATATTAGTAAAAGCACTTTCAGTTTGAGTAACTTCATTTTGTATAAAACTATGTTCAATAAGTAATAGTTTCTTCTTTATAGTATCAAGAATATCATCTACTTCAAGCTCTTCAAAATTTTTATTTACGTCAAGAGCTTCTGGACGAGTAAGGTCTTCGATATAAAACTCATCTGTATTAATGCCCTCTTTTTGAAGCCTATTAAGTAGATTTACTTTTTTAAGACGCTTATAGTAAAAAGAAAAATTACGTTCATCAGCTAAGAAATCTGCGTCTTGAAGAAATTCAATACCATTATTCTTTTTGAATAACGTCGCGGCTGCCCCATTAGATTGTAAATAGTTTTCTACATCTATTGGTTGTATGCGCAAGGCGCCGCCGCGATATAAACTATCAATTGCTGCAAAAATATATTTATCAAAACGAGAAGTAAAGTCATCAAGTGTTAAGAGATACTTATCAGTTTCAGATAGATATTGTGGATGCTTCATTAAGGAACCAAAGATTTGCAGGGTAGAATTTTTATCAACTATCATCTTCTGCTCCTATATCATCAAGATTATATTTTACTTTTGGTTTTTGAACAGTTGGTTTTGTAATTTTCTTTACTGGACGATGACTTCTTTCAAATATCTGCTCTTCAATAGCTTTTAAGAAACCGCGCTTCTTCCATTCTTGGTCAGTCCAATATTCTGTTGCTTCTTTATAAACATATGGTACAATACCAATTCCACCATTACCTTTATCCCAAGCGTTATGCTTGATTTCATAAAAATACTTTAGTGTAAAGTAAATACCTTTATTTGTAAAACGATTTTCTTTCAAGAACTTCTTGCGCTGTGCTTCACACATATGGTAATTATAACTTACTTTGAGGTCGCGCGCGAGAAAGTCATAGATTAATAGACTCCAATCATCATCATCTTTATTAGTAATCTCTGTATTTTTCCAATTTTGATAACATTCTGTATGGTAATAAAAATTCTTAGATGGCATTATCCATTGGTCAGGTGCTAAAACTTCAGTATCAAAACATTTCTTACAAACTCTACACATTACTATATGTTTTGCCATCTTACCACTTCCTTTCATAGATATTTCCTTCTAATTATATTATACCACAATTTTACAGTTTTGTCAAATTTAAAAAGCGTAGGATATACCTACGCTTCTGTGTTTTGTTATTTATTTAAAGCATATCGCTCATTTCATCAACAACTAGTTGAAGTAGCTCTACTTGGTCTTCTGTGAACTCACTTAGCTTCATTCTGCGGCCCATCGTCATCTCAATCTTCTTGAGAATTTCTGCAGCGACTTCGGGTTTTGCATTATCGCCTTCTCCTACAAGTTTCTGCCATAGGCCTGCGGCCTTAGCACGAACCTCAGAGAAATCAAGCTTTTCAATTGTAGAAGTTAATGCAGCGCTATCAACTACTTTAACTCCATCCTCTTTTTCAGACCGCTCAATAGCTTCGGTAATTGCAGCGACTAGTTCATCATATCCAAATGGAATTTTCGGTTTCATATACTTAAAGCGACTTCCAGCAAAAAGCGTCGGAGTTTCTCTTGTGTATAGATAACGCTTTGCTACTCCATCTTCCCATTCGGTTCCGATATAACCAATAATATCTACAATACCATTACAAATTTCCGCCGCGCGCTTTGGAAGGTCGGGGTAAATAATTTCAATTTCACTTCCATCAGCGTTCTTCTCGATGCGGGAAGCATTGTGCGCAATCAATACAACACCATAACCAAGCATTGTAATTTTTCTCAAAGAGTTTTCAAACTCTTTCTTTGCTGCGCTATAGCCTCCGCCCCACGGAATATCACCGATTTTTTGTACGCCATTCTGACGGCAAATAAATTGTTCACATTGGTCCCATGCAATAGATACAGTATCTACTACAATCGTGCTATATAGCTCTTTTGCTTCTGGCTTTTCAAGCTATCTTAGTACAGCTTTAAAATCACTCCAACTGTTGATGTCTTGAGCCATTACTCCGCCCAAACCATTATAACCACGCTCGAAGGCGCATAGAAGCGCCTTCGGGAATGAGGCAGCAGCGGTAGTTTTACCACTTTTTTCTTTACCATAAATTAGCACATATTTACCTTTAAGGTCTCGGCTAATTACGGATGGCTTAATACTAAAAATATCTACTGCCATAGATTAGGCCTCCTTAGAAGCCCAAATCAAACTGCTGCTTCGAAGTTGTACCAGCAGGGGCGGGCGCAGACTTCGTTGTGGCCTTATCCTTCAAAGACTCAATATAAGCTTTATGCTCTTTAAGAGCAGCAGCTAGTTCAGCTGGGTCAAATGCCGCATCGTCTTCCATAGGAGCCTGGGTTCCCTTGGTAACGATAAGCTCACTTACGGTAATGGTACGAATGTGCTCTTCCGGCTCACCAAAATCCATCTCCTCAATAATAGTTTGAGTAGTGGTAGTGAAGTTCAAGCGACCCTTTGCGGTATAAGTCTTACCATTCTCCCAATAGGTAGTGATGGCATCAATAACTTTAGGATTGGTTGCATACATTTCAAGAGTATCGACCTTTCCGCCATACTGGGGGACAATTGCCTTAATGCGAAGCTTCTTAGGCTCAACCTCAACGCCGTCCTTGTCGGTTACAAAATCGAGAGAAGAAACAGCAAACTCAAGAGAGAAAGATGCTTCTGGACGGAACTCGTTAGTTGCCTTAGAAATAAAAGACGCATTAATACGTGGGAAAGATACAAACTGGCCCTGCTGATTCCAATACTCATTCATGCGAATGTTACCATTGGTGATACGTACCTTATCCGCGCCAACCTTTCCGCCGGCCGCAGCAATAGATACATAGCTAGTCATAACCTGCTCGATGTTCTCATAAGCAGGATTAAGCTTACCAGCATTGGTATACTTGGAAGCAAACATATAAACAGGAATATCAAGAGCGACATCTTCACCGTTAATATTCTGCTCTACCAATACCTTGATATGTCCACCGATATTATCAACGGACGCACCAGTGTTCTTGTTTACATATGAACCATACTTAAGATTAATTTCTGAAAGGATTCCTTCAATACGTACTTTGTTTTCTGCTTGTCTCAACATTATTTTTTCTCCTAGATTCTTAATTTTGTTAAATACTTTTAGGGAGTCTTTCGGCTCCCATACTATTACTCTTCACCCTGTACGAAATTCATACCAGTGTCAGTAAGCTGAACATAGGTAAGGGGCTTCTCTTCGCCAGGAACCTCAACCTTCTCACGAATAGCAAGCTCATGCTTTACGAGAGAGTTGACACGACCGGTAATAGAAGCGATTTTGTCGCAATTAAGAGCAACACGCATCTCCTCAGTAGTAGCGCGGCCGCCATGTGCCTGTAGGTACTCAAGAGCCTCAAAAGTCTTTTCAGTTAACTTAGCCATAATTTCATTCTCCTTTTTCTTTAAATAAATTTTTTTATTTATAAGGCGGCTGACCTTATATTTGTTATTAAAATGAAAGGAATTTGTAATTTTTTGTTACTTCTCACTTTCTATTTATATTATAACATAAATTTTCATTAAAATCAAATTTTAATAAATAAATTTTGATATGGTAGAAACTAATAGGTGATTAAACATTAGATGAATATCTTCTGTTATTTGCATATTATTAATTGGCGCCCATAGATTAATATGTGCTAATTGTTTTAATTTTCCGCCATCGTATCCAGTTAAGCCAATAACAGTGGCCCCATGCCCTAAAGCATAAGTTACTGCATTAATTACATTGGGTGAATTGCCACTACCAGATATAGCAATAATAATATCGCTAGATTTAACGCGTCCGCGCAATTGATGACGAAATACCTCTTCATAAGAAATATCATTTGCTATTGCCATGATAGTTGCTATATTATCATTTAAACAAAAGCAATTAGCATTTAAAATTTTATTAAAGTCATTTGTTAGATGAGAAGCTGTTGAAGCGCTACCACCGTTTCCAAAACAATAAATACATCTTTGATATTGTACTGCTTCATATAAAAGTGCAGCAGCCTTCTCTATTTCTACCATATCAAGATTTTTTAATACGTCAATTTCTTGAGCCAAATAATTACCTAAAGTTTCTTCAAAAACTATCATAAAATTTTCCTCACCGCATCTAATATGTCTACTGCGTCTTGTGGA